AATGAAGGCGGGGTGGGTGCTGTCGTTTCCTCCGGTCAGCACGTCGCTGTTTTTAAATGCCGGGATATACACGATCACGGAAGGGAGATCGGTGTCGTCTACTTTGACGACGTTGTTCGGGCACAACATTTTCACGGCCAGATTAGTGAGATCAAAATTTGCCATTTTCTTTTGCTCCTTTCATTTACTCAATGCTCCAGAGAGCCAGCTCCACGTCGCCCATGTCGAGCGGGATCTGTTCGCGGGTGGTGACTGCTTCCTCACCCTCGCCCTCGGTTGTCTCTGTGTATTGTGCGGCCGGGATCCTGATCTGTGCCACATAGCGCAGCGCGGAGTCCGTGCCGATCGTCAGGTTGTCGGCTCTGTCCTTGCAGATGTCCACCACCACGTCCCAGTCCTTCTGGTACTTGGCGGCGTTTACCATGAGCTCGTCGTCCCCGAAGTAAAGGCGGGTGCCGTTCTGCTCGTAGGCGATTTTCTCGCCGGTGTTCATTTCAATGACTTTCACGTCGTTGGCCTTTGCCATGGTTACATACCTCCTTTAATGGTCAGTTTTACGGTGGCGCTCTTGGCGCTTCCGTCGTATCTTACTTTGAAGCCGTTCAGCAGCTTCTCGCTGATGATCACGTCGCCGACGTCTCCGTCATGCTCCACGACTTCGGCGTCCACCGTGTAGGCGGTCGTCGTTCTGGTGGTCGCCATGGTGACGGTTTTCTGGGAGTTGTTGCGCGGGTAGCTCTGGGTGTTTGTGAGCTGTACCGTGATTTCCTCCACCGTCTGCTCGGCGATTATCTGCCCGGCCGCGATCAGCAGCAGGGCGGCGGCCGTGTTCTCGTCAGCTATACCGGCTTCCATATTGTTGAAATTTCCGGCGCTCTGATCGGTTCCTTCCTGAATGAGCTCGTCGCCGTCTTTCACTTCGTCGAGCCATTTCGTGCGCTTGTACATGCCTTTGCCTCCTTCCTTTAAGCTGTTACCTCGTAGATCGGGATCGTGAGCTTCACCATGGTGCCCTGTCCACTGACTTTCTCGATCTTCCTCTGCTGGTACGCTGCCGTCTCGCCGCGGGAGTCAATGATCCTCGAAGCGGTGATAGTGCAGGCCGTTGAGTCCAGAGTCGGAAAAGTCGCCATGATCACCAGCGTGTCGCCGTCGATCTTTTTCTGGTTAATGTCACCCCGGTGCCAGTTGTTCCCGACTTGTGCCTCCACATAGACAATAGAGCGGAGCCACTGGGCCCGGCGCTGTGCCATGTAGGTGTCGTAAAAGTAGCCCATGCCGTTGCCTCCTTTCTTTTATTCACCGCAGCGCCTCGTCCCACACTTCACGAAGCTGTATGCCGCGAAGGTGATCGTCGTCGCTGTCGTTGTTGCGTGTTTCTCCGATACGCCCAGCGTAGCGGTGCGCGGGTACGTCCCGGCCTGCCGCTTGAAGTCGTACTGGATCGCGTCCTCTGTGCCTGCTGCCTCGATCGTTCCCTTCACGGCTGCGCCCAGAGTACCCGGCCGCGGATAGGTGCCGCAGAGGTGCTCACCGGTGTGCGTGAAGTTGTAGAGGTAGGGCAGAAGCTCCGGCTCGGTTTCAATGCTTTGCTTCACAATAAAGCCCAGCGTTGCCGTGCGCGGTTTGGTTCCGCATTTTGTACAGTTGTATGTGTAGGCTTTGGAGCCCAGCGCGTACTCAATGCCGGGATCCGGGCCCTGCGGCCAGAAATAGTAAACGCCCGCGATATGCGAGCGCTCATTCTTGGCCGCCTCTGCGGCTTCCACAAATTTATTAAAATTTTCCTCCGTGATCGCTGCGTTGGTAGTCAGCACCACGAAGGTGTACGGATCGCCGTCGTCCATTTCGTACCATTCGACGACGTAGCCCTCGCCGAAGTACGCAGTGATCAAACGCTCCACGGCCCACTTGGTACCGCGCTTGCGCTTGATCTGCTGGGCCATCTTGATTGGGGCCCGCTTTTCTTCCAGCGACATGCTGGAGTCGTACCAGTCAATGTCCTGCTCCCACGCCATTTCGTCGCATTCCGCTTCGTTGAGCTCGTCGATCTTGTCCCATGTTCGGATCGTTTTCACACGTCCGGCAGGCGGGCCGAGCAGCTCGTTCATGGCTTTGCTGAGTGCGATCACTGCCTCGTCGTCACGCATGAAGGCGGGCAGAAGGCGCAGGAAGTCGAGGTCTGATATTTTCATTCCGGCCATGTCCTCGCCTCCTTACCCTTTGACTATGTGCTGCACTTTGAGGTTGCCGGAGAACTTGCCGACGGTTGTTCGTTGCAGCTCTTTGTATTCTGGCTTCACGATTGTGACGCGGGAGGCTCCGGTCAGGCCGTCCTCCCAGTCCGGTGAGAGGATCCGCTTCCTCAGCTCGTCCGGGTTTATGTCGCGATCGAGGGCCGAGCCCTGCCAGTATATGTACCGGTTGATCGCTCCGTCGGATCCCTCCACGTTTTTGACGACTTCGGACTCGTCGGCCTTGGTGGTGTAGTACGTCAGCTCTATGTCGTAGAGCTCCGTGTCTGGAGCTTCCACCGTCACCAGATCGGTGAGCGGCTTCACGTCGTCGCTGGAGCATACGCTCAGCACGTCGGCCAGCACCTCGTCGTCCGGGATTTCCCCACCGGCGCAGATCGGCACGATCTTGACGCGACCGGCCATGTTGCGGGTGATCTGGATCTTCACCGTCTTGGCGTCTGCCAGAGAGCCGGAGAGTGCCAGCGTGAGCAGCTCGTCCTCGTAGGTGGCCGTGTAGTCGGTGCCCTCGGCTGCCTCGGATCCGTCCGGCAGATATACCACCAGAGTGTCCGTCAATAGGCTGGCGCCTCCTTGGAAGGCGTGCCCGGCGTATGTGGTCAGCTCTCTGCTGATCGTTTCCGTCTCGGACTCCACCACGGCGTCACTGACGAGAGAGTTCGCAGTCATGGCCCAGTATTTGTAGGCTTTGGCCGTTCCTGCGGTGCTGAGCTTGTTCTCAGCCTCGCGGATTCTCTCGCGGTAGGAGTCGTCGTCCTCTTTGTCGCCGCCTCCGGCCGTTTCGGTTGTATTGGTTACGGAGTCGATCAGAGGTACGTCTGACACGTCCACAATGTTTGCAATTTCCCCGGCTGCTATGCCGTTATAGTCGGAGCCTCCGGCTTCGGCCGTGGCCGTCACCTCAATGCTCGTCGCCCCGGCGTATAGCACCACGGTGGAGTCGGTGAGGAAGTAGTGCTCGAAGTCGCTCGACACTCTCAGCCCGGCCGGGATCACAATGTTGGAGGCCACCGGATCGCTGATACCGAAGCGCAGCGTCGTGGTGGCGTATGTCGGATCCAGTCGCGTGACGTCTCTATTCTCGCCGAGGGCGTCCAGAACGTCCCTGCGTGCATAGCGGAGCATTTTCTGGCGGCAGGCGTCGTTCACGCTGTTGTAAATGGACACGATCACCGCGCCCAGAGCTTCGCCGAAGATCCGGCGCTCGTCTCCGGGGTAGAGTGGTTCAGCTACGCCGTTTTCCAGCTGCTCCAGAATGTCGTCGTTTATGGTTCCGGCGTTTGTCTCTATGAAATTGAGCTCGCTCATTCGTCCTCGTCCTCCTTCCTTGAAATATTCACGAGTGTGTAGAAGTCACCTGTGGAGGCGTCCGTCGGGTTCACGGATATGCTGTCGGCGTTGACTCTTGGCTCGTAGGTTTCCAGCAGCCACTCAGCGTCGGCGACTGCTTCGTCGCTGGCGTTCGGCTGATCCACCAGAGCACTGTCGCGGCCCCGTACTCTGTCGTATGGAACCTCTCCTCTCACTATGCGCAGCAGGTTGGAGGCGCATGTCTCCGGGTTTCCGTTTCCTTTTGCTTTCATGCGTCCACCTCCTTACACGAGCGTGACTTCGCTCAGATACACCCAGCTGTTGATCCCGTTCGGGTGCCCCAGCAGCACCTTGTTTTGGCTTTCCTTGATCTGGCTCACCACATGGCTTTGCTGTTTCACCCAGTTGGGGATCGTCTGGCCGGTTGCGTATTTCTTGCCGGTCGGCTTCACTCGGCAGCCGACGGTGATCTTCTTGGTTGTGGCCTTTTTGGCCGCTGTGTTCGTTTTTTTCTTTGCAGACTTCGAGCTGGTGCTGGCCTTTACGTTCAGCGCTGAGGTGCTCACCTTCACGCTTGTGGTGCTGGCGTCGTACTCTTTGAATGTAAACGAGAGAGTAGCCAGCCTCATGCGGCCGAGGTCGTCCAGTGTTACGTCTGACACGCTCACTTGCCGGAGCTGGAGCGGTTTCGGGTATAGCTTCTTACCGTTCAGGTAAAAATAATTTACTTTAGTGACGAGAGCCTTCCAGCTCTCGATCTCGCTTCTTATGTCCACGCCAGCGCCGGAGTGCAGCACGGTTGTGAACGATAAAGGGAAAAGCTCGGTGCCTCGCTGGTTGGTCTGTGTCTTGCTCTCGGTGGAGCTGTTTTCGTCTGCCACCTGAGTGTAGGAGAAGGTCAGGCCCTCCAGCGCGAGGACTTTGTTCGAGCTGACGGCCCATTTTTTTGAGCCCCATTGTGCCATTGTCGCCATGCTGCCGCACCTCCTTTACTTTGGTTTCCCAGTGGTTCCGCTGCCGGTTTCGACGCCTCCATGCGTATGCCCCGCGAGGCTGATCCCCTGCGAGGTTACGGATCCGGCGTTTAGGCTTGGCAGATATGCGCCCCACTCACCGTCGGCGCGTCCCAGCAGCAGCCCGGTGGAGTCGTCGAACTCAACGTACACCACGACGGTGCCTTTGCTGAGGTTTCCGGTCTTGTCACGCAGGTGCCACGGGATCGTGATCTTTGCGGTTGGCTTTGCGTTTGCTTCGGAGGGGATCACGCGGGCAGTGTTGCCCGATATGCTGGCGATCCTTCCTTTGGTTATTTGTCCCATTAGTAGCCCTCCACTAAATCCCTAAAATATAGGGTTGATTCATTCCCCACGTAGTCGTGCCGGGCTTTGTAGATAAACACGGGCCCGTTCCATGCGCTTGCCTTTTCGGTTGATAGCTGCAGCAGACTTGCGGCAGCATAGCCGCGCAGCAGTTCCTTGGTGAACTTTCCCGTCTGGCCGTATTTGTTCGCATTTCTTAGCAGCCCTTTGGCGAAGCGCGCCGCCTCGGCGTTGCTCGTTGCCTGAATGTTTTCGGGCCTGAGTATAGTCGAGGACGTGGATCCCGGCGCGGAGAACTTGCCGGAGTAGCTGCCGCTGTTGACCTCGCAGGATCCGTAGCAGTTCCCCCGGTTGTCGTGGTATTCAAAATTCCCGTTTTCTCCCACACTGAGAGATCCGGCCACCGGCTGGCTTTCAATGTACTGCTCGTTGTAGGCCAGAAGTTTGCCGTCATATATGAGCATTTGGCAGCCTTCCAGCGTGCAGATCCGGGAAAAGAGAGCGAAGTCCGTCTCTCTTTCTTGTTTCAGGTACGGGTACACCTGATCCTCGCAGCCGTAGTTCTGGAAGGTGAGGCCATGGTTCCCGGCGATCTCGTTCGCCAGTTGCAAAAAGCGCACGCCCTCCCAGCTTTTCGACTTCTTCGTGGCTCCACTTTTAGGCATTGACATGGCCCGGATAGTGTAGAGCCCGTTCTCCGGGCGCATGAAGTGAATGAACATTTTCCCAGTGTCGGCCGCCTCGTCTTTGAGTCGGATCTCGTCACCTTCGGCCGGGTTCCATTTACTCCATACCCCGTTTGCGTCGTTGAAACGGATCACCAGCGTGTCGGCCTGCTTTTCTGCGAACATTTCATGCACGCAGTAGTTCACGGCCACGTCGTTGTATATGTCCGTCCCGTTGTAGTAGAGGTTCACGAGCTGTCCCCGTCGTCCTCAGTTCCCCGGCGCCACGGCGGCAGCGTTTCCGGCAGTTCCGCGTCCTCGACGATCGGCAGCCGGAGGGCCACGTTTGCGTCGAAGATCAGCACGTCCGCATAGTCAGGGTTAAACTCTATGATGTAGTGGGCGAGGCTTTCCTCTCCGTACATTTCCAGAGCCAGTGCGTCGAAGGTGTCCCCCTCGCGCGTCGTGTATTCCTTGTAGGCCGTCACTCTACGCATACTGGGCCACCTCCCTCATTTGAATAAATTCCTCCAGCCAGTCGAAGAACTCGGCCTCGTGGGCTCTCAGTTTCGCCATGAGGTCGTCCTCGTCGTCACCGGTGCCGCCCGTCTGGATCTGTGGGCTCCATGTAAAGCCGGAGAAGTCGTAGTAGACGACTACGCCGCCGCTGTTTGCCAGACTTCCCAGAGAGAAGTCCTCCAGCGTGAGCAGTTTCCCGGCCGTGCTCGTGAGCCCGGCGTCAGAGGATCCCCCGGTGGTGCTTGCTGTGTTGAATACCTGCTGGATCAGTGTCTCCAGTTTGTCCCACAATGTAGCCAGAGGCACGACGGCCTCGGCTCCAGCCTCTCCACCAGCCAGAAGTGTGTTGCCGGACGCTCCGAAGATCGTCGGCTGTGTTAAAATACCGCCCTCTTTGTACCAGCTCACTGAAAAGTGCGGCACGCTCGGAGGACTGATCGAAAAGCCGCCGGTGATACTCACATGCGGGAGTTTCAGACTCGGCAGGCTCCACGAGAAATTAAACTTTGATTTTAAGGCGCTGATCGCGTTCCCTACGGCTGTTTTTGCCGACTCCATTTTGCTGCTGATCGTGGAGTATATGCTGGAGAACTTACTCGTCACCGTACTGAGGGCGCTCCCCAGATTGCTGCTCATGCTGGAAGTGATCCCACTCATGGCGCTGGAGACGAGCGACTTCGCGCTGCTCAGCTTTGTGCTGATCGTGCTTCTGATTGCCTCCCACTTAGAGGAAGCGGCCGAGCTGACCGTTGACCACGCAGACGAGGCCACGGACGAGATCGCGCTCGTTGCCGTGCTGACGGCTGACTTTGCGCTGTTGATCTTTGTCCCGATCGTGCTCGATATGGTGCCCCAGACTGTTGAAGCCGTGGAGCTTACACTTGACCATGCAGACGAGGCCACGCTTTTGATCGTGCCGGTCACGCTGCTGACGGTCTGCTGTGCTGCCGTGATCTTGTTGGTGATTGCTCCCTTTGCTGACTCCCAGAGGGTAGAAGCGGTAGAGCTCACGCTTGACCACGCGGACGAGGCCACGGACTTGATCGTGCCAGTCACGGCGCTGACCTTTTCCTTTGCGGCCGTTATTTTGGATCCGATCGTGCTCGATATAGTGCCCCAAACGGTTGAAGCTGTGGAGCTGATCGCTGACCATGCAGCGGAAGCCACGGACTTGATCCCGTTCGTCACGGTGGTGACGGTGTTCTTTGCTGCTGTCAGTTTGTCGGATATGAAGGACTTGATCGCGTCCAGTGCCGCGCTGACTTTGCTCTTGATAAAGTCCCACGCCGCCGTGATCGTCTCCTTGCAGTTCTCCCAGATAAACCGGAAGGGGAGAGTGATCAGCTGGAAGGCTGCGTTTATCAGTTCGGCCACGAACATGATCCCGACTTGTACCACGTTTTTGATCGTCTCCCATGCGTTTGATAGGAACGAGGTTACGGCGTCCCAGATACTCACGAATGTGTCGTGAATTGCGGTCAGTTTCTCGGTGATAAACGAGGTGATCCCATTCCAGATGCCGGTAAAAAATGACTTGATCGACGTCCACACGTTCGTGAATGTGGTTTTGATTTTGCTCAGCGTGTTGGAAAAGAACGAGGTGATCCCATCCCAGATTCCGACGAAAAACTCCTTGATCGCGCTCCATGTGTCGTCCCAGTTGGTGCCGAACCAGCCTAGAACAGTGTCGGCCAGAGCCTTGAAGGTGTCGATCCAGTTCGTAAATGTCGCCACGAGGAAGTCCCAGACGCCGCCGAAAATTTCCTTCACGCCCTCCCATACTCGATCCCAGTCACCGGTGAATATACCGGCGAACACGTCGAACAGTCCGACGAGTACGTCGAGGACTACGCTCAGAATGTTGCTGATCTGTTGGAAAACGCCCTCGAATATCGGAGCCAGCACCTCGCAGAAGCCGTTCCAGACGGCGCTCAGTACCTCGGTTATGTCTGTAAATTCGAAGCCCAGCTCGTTGAGCTTGTCGGTGATAGTCTGGCCGAATTGCTCGAACTTGCTCTTGATTCCGTCCCAGATCGCTGTTATTTTCTCCCGGAACGCCTCGTTGTTCTTCCATAGGTTTGTAAAGGCCAGAGCCACGGCGGCGATCACTGCTATGATGATCAGGGCCGGAGCGCTTACGCCTCCCATGGCGGCGGCTACCTTCTGGAGCACGCCTATGGCTTTTGTTGCCTTCGCTGTGATCGACTCCCATTTCAGCGCCACAATGGCAGCGCCGAGAGCACCGACAACGATCGAGACTTCCGGTATATGGTTCATTAGCCACTCCAGTGCAGGGATCACGGAGCCCGTGACAAATTGCACCGCGGAGCGGAGAGAGCCCTCAAACTTTTCGTAAACTTTCAGGCCCAGTTCCTCGAAGGCGCTGTTCATTTGTGCCAGATCGCCGTTGAGGTTGTCGTTCATTACTGCGGCCATTTCCTCGGCTGTGCCGCCTGCATTTCGCAGGGACTCCTCATACCCGGCTATGTTGTCCATGCCTTCGTTGAGGATCAGGTTCAGGCCCTTGGTGCTGTCTGCTGTGAACGTGGAGCTCAGGGCTGCCGCTCGTTCTGCGGATCCCATTCCGTCCACGGCTCCTTCCACATCTCCCAGAATGTCGGTCAGATCTCGGAAGTTGCCCTGCGCGTCCACAACGGCCACGGAGGTGTCGCCGATCTTGATCTGGCCGTCGTCCATGGCGTTTGTTATGTCTCGCATAATGGCAGCCAGAGCGGTGCCCGCTTCGCTGCCTTTATATCCTTGGTTTGCCATACCTTCCAGCAGTGAGGTGACGGTTTCAACGTCCTGCCCGGCCGCGTTCAGGTTGGCGGCGCAGTTCTTGTAGGCTTCGCCCAGTGCTTCGGCTGTGGTGTTGCTGCTACTTTGTGCGCTTGATAACAGATCGGCGAAGTATGCCGCCTGATCGGCCTCCATACCGAAGGCACTCAGGTAGTCCGTTACCATGTCTGACGCTTCGCCCAGCTCCATGCCGGACGCTGCGGCCAGATTCAGAACGCCGCCGAGGGCGCTCGTGGATTCTTCGACGTCCCAG